TAAACTTTAAATGCTGATGTCATAACATAAAACTTTTCGTCATATATATCTGCATCCTTTGAATCCCAAGCGACGTATGATTCACCGTCTGCGTAATCGTATCTTGGTACAACATGTGAGATATCAGAAGAGGTAATCTTCTTCAATGCTAACATTTGTGACCATGCTCCGTTTATATCGTCTTGATGATCGCCTGGTATGAATGGTATAGTATCGGTTAGGTCTGAACTATTCGTCGACCATACATCTGATTTTCCTATACCAAGATAAACTGAAGATGAACCTACATCTTCTTTAAAGTTCTCTGCATTGAGAACTCTAAATGGTGTTGTTATTATTGCTGCCATATCTAAATCCTATTAATCTATTTCTATAAAACTGCTAGTGTTATATCTATTTATAAAGTTTTGGTTGATAGTTTCAATGGTTTGTGAACCTATTAGGTCAATTCTTTGATTACTATTAAACCGTTTAGCCGAATTATAAAAGCTGTCTCCTTTTAAGTTAAAATAATTGTTGTTAGTTCTATTTATGTTGTTTAAATGTATCACTAAATGCATTAATGTATCCTTAGCTCTTTTTTCTGCTACTGCATTAGAGCCAAGAGTTACCCTAGGGTCTGACACATATCCATTACCAACATTTGTAATAGATACGCCTGATATTTTACTTGGTGTTAAATACACTTTAGTAGTTGCTCCAGAACCAGATCCACCCGATATAGTTATAGCCGGTGGTTCAGTATATCCTGATCCAGGTTTATAAACTCTGATTGCATCTATCTGTCCCTGAGGATTTATTATTGCTAAACCTTCTGCAGTTACTCCACTAGACGGAGCAGCAAATGTAACAGTAGGTGGATTAGAGTTAGTGTAACCACTTCCTCTGTTTAGCATTTCCACGCCATTTACTGATGTAGCAACTAAATTAAATTTAGCTGTAGCCTGTACATTTGTTCCAAGTAAATTACCATTATTATCTACAGCTGTTGGTGCACCTAATACAATAGATGGTGCTCTTCTAAAATCTTTAGATAATAATCCACTGGTACCAGATATTAAATTAGTATTTATCCTAGATAGTTTACCGTCGTTAGCATTAGTACCGATTGCAACAGAAGTTGCTCCTTGTGTATATCCACTGCCTGCATTATTAATTGTGACCGACTCAACTTCACCTTCTGAATTTAATACAGCAGTTGCAGTTGCATTACTACCATCGCCTGTAATTGTAATTGCAGGTGCTGATGAATATCCATAACCTTTTCTGACAACTTCAATATTAGTTATCTTTCCTACATTGGGTGCTACTGTTCCTACCGAAATAGATACAACAGCATTCTTATGTACTTTGGCTCTTGCCTCTGGTAAGAATAAAGAAACAAAACTTTCTACAAGTAATGGAATATCTTCAACTCCAATTACGCCTGGCTGTAATCCTGGCATTGAAGATTTAGTAAGTCTATTAGTTCTTGGATATGTTTTAATTACCTGGAATATATTACCATCATTAATAGAATCATCAGTAGCATTAACAGCGGCGACTTCCTTAGCATCTGTTACTGCATTACCAAATCCTCCAACTGTATTTAATGCGGCTTTTCCTTTTATAAATCTTGGTGGATCAAATACTTGTCCACCATAACCTGTACTAATCTGTCCATTATATTGATAAGTTGTGCTTCTTGTATTATCACCATTTGCACTTCTTAATAAGTTTAGTAATAATAGAATCTCTCCAAAGAATACAAAGCCAGCTGGATGAACTAATTTACTAAATACATTTTCCCATGTAGATACATTCTGGCCAGTCTTTACAACATAAGAATATTTTTGATATCTATTAGAATCATGTAATCTTATTTTCTTTTCTGATGTAAACCCAGATGTTGATATGAATTGATTTGTATCAGAACTCCAGTCACCTGCAGATGGTTTTAATGTAAAATCAAATGGATACTCAACTTCTACTTCATCATCGAATAATAATCTAAAGAATACATCTACTGAATCGTCTGAACCTCTGAGTTTATAGAAGTCAACTATCTTTTTATAGAGCTGTCTTTTATTTGTAGTAAGATCTTTTGGAATAGCTTGTGCGATTTCCTTCTGCATTAACTCAAGGTAGTTACTAGTATTCTGATCTATATCCATTGCTTCTTCGATAGCGTTAAGCACATACGATGGACCAGGCCCAACAAAATGTTTAATGGATGTACTTAATGTGATAGATGTGTTATTATAATCTTGTAATCCAGTAATAGTATATGTCTTACCTAATGGATTAGTTGAATTAGCTAATGAGCCAGGTAATTCATTACCATTTGAAATAGTAATAAATGCAGCATTATTTTGTAATGTTTCTAAATTGCCATCAGCATTTTTTACTTGTGTTATTGCTGCACCATTTGCATCTTTTAATGTACTATTAGCAAAGTTGAAGTCCTGGAAAAATTCTGTGTTACTATTGTCTGGATCTGATATTCTAAATTGTGCTTGGCCATTTAGTACGATATCAGTAAATGTTAAAGCTTCATCATAAAGAAATTCGTCCATATTCATGAACTCATAATATCTTTTTAATAAATCTTTTATTCCACCATCGCCAACAGAAGCAAGTATTTCAGAAGGAATTAAATTCTCAAATGAGATATCCTCTTTTGTCTTTCTCTTGGTAGAACCTACTGATTCAATATATCCTGGTGAACTAAAATCTCCCATATTATCTTAACCTTGAATTAACTGTGTAATCAATTGATCCAGAAGAACCTCTTGTTGTAATCGTATCTACTTGTGGAGTTACTGATACTTTAGCAGGATCTATTGAAAGCAATTGATTTCTTTTTGGTGCAATGTCTAAACTATTTGGTGTAAGTGTTAATGTAATTGTTGTATCTGAATCAATAGAGAATCCTTTTACATTAAGTGTTCCCTTAGATACATCTATTCTTCCTACATCTTTTTCTACAGTAATGTTTACATCATCTTCTACTTTGTATATAATAATCTTTCTTTCTGATGAGCCATCAATTGGAACATCACCAAAGAAATGATCAACGCCATTTATTTTAAATGAAGTTGATGTTAATATAAAGTCTGTTGAGTTTCCAGCTTGATAGAATGGTGCTGCAAATATAAGTGAGTGATCGTTATCTGCTGCAGTTGCTTTTGCTGATATGCTTTGGAACATAAATGGTCGCACTGTACTATTTAAAATAGCTGGGTCACTTGCATCGATAGCTCTTGTTAATTGCGAATGTCTAAATACACCATCAAATTTATTTAAGTTATTAAAGTTATAATCTGCAATGACATCCTTTATTAAAGTTTCTAAATCAACTGAGCTTCTGTCAGTTAAGTTTGGATTATACTTGACAAATACATCTAATTCTAAATTAGTAAATGCAGGGTCAACTATCTCTGGAGTAACTGATACAATGTTCTTACCTTTTAATACGTTGTCTTTAATCTGTGACTTTTCTTCTGCAGTTAACACATCAGCTGTTAGTGGTTTAATACTAATATAGACTCTACCAAAATCAACAGGGTCATTATCTTCTCCACCCCAAGTTGATATTGAACTAATGTTAGCAAAGTTCTTTAATATAATACCACGATAATCGTCTGATGTCACAGCTCTGTTTTGTGATGTGAATGTAAGTGGTGCGTTGAATCTTATTGATTCCATTGTTTCCTTTTCGGTTCCACCTGCGGCTGCTGTGACTACTGTGACTGTGTATGTACTATTAACTAATCCACTAAGTGTTGATGCAATATTGAAAGAATCTGCACCGTTTGCTTCTTCACCTTTTGAGAATACATAATCGAGAGTTACAATATTATTATTAACTGGCTTCTTGCCGATAACACCATCGCCAAAATATATTTCAAATAGCTCGGAAGGATTCTCTTGTAAGTAATAGATACGCGAATTAGAATCTACATTAAGTAACGATTCAAACTTTGTATATACTTCGTGTGATACTGATTGTTCGTTCTGTTGTACTCTGACTCTGAGTGTAGATGTATCTGCATCAACATCGCCTAACTGAAACTTCTGTGATTCAATATCGTTATCGACTCTATATAGTAATGTCTTATATGTACCTTCAGCAATTGCCACATTAGAGAATGTAAACTTATTACCTGACTTAACACCTGTCACATTTTCTAAATTAACGAAGTCAAACTCTTCACCGTTTGCGACTGTTGTAAATTTAGTTCCACGCGGTAGTACTAACGAAGTAGTCGCGCCTTGTGTTGCAGCATTCTCACCAGCCATGTCAACAACTAAATTAATTGATGCTCTTGCAGAAAGAATAGAACGAGGAGTATAACCTAATAGCTTAGCACGAGTGACGACATTGCCTCGTATTTGAGCTGAGTCAAGAAACGCTTCGTTTAAACTGTAGTGAGCGTTCATTGCGTTATAGTGAGTATTATATGCTAATACATCTAGTAATACATTTAATCCTGAGCCCTCGAAGTCGTGGTCAGTAAACTCTGTTTGTTGTTTAAGAAAGTTTTTTAGATTTCTTTTAATTTGATCGAAGTCTAATTCTGTTACATTTAAATTTGTCGCCATGGTCTTTACCTTATTCTGCGTAGAATTATTTCTACATCTTGTTCTCTATTACTCTCCTTAATGAGATATTTTAGCGTTACGCGATACGCATTTCTTTCTGTGATGTCGACGATATTAATATCGAGAAGGCGAACTCTTGGTTCCTCTGCTGACACCACACGCTCGATATTATCCTTAATGGCTAACTTAGTCATTGCGTCTGCAGGCTCAAAAAGAGTGCCGCGCAAATTAGCACCGAGCGAGGGCTGAAAAGGTCGCTCAAAAAAGTTAGTGAGAACGAGATTCTTTAGCGCGTTTCTCACAGCGTTATCATCTTTCAGTGGAACGATATCATTACGAATAGGATGTAACTTTAATGTTAAATCGAGATCGCGAAACTCTACTTTACGAGCCACTTGCGAAATACGACTTCCTTTTTTACTTCTGCTTAAATCTGATTTATTATTTATAGCCATATATCTATTTATATACAAAAGGTTGGTAGTTAAAAATTTCCAGCGAGATTTTTTTCCGAAAAGCCATATTAACGAGCAAGCTAGCTAGCGTTAAGAAGGATTTGGTTTTTCAGATGTGATTGTACTATCGCCAGCTTGTACCAGTTTTGTATCATGTTTATGTGTTACTAAATTAACTGAATCGCCATCTAACTCTGCTATTATATGTGCATCCGAGGTTATTGTTTTCTCAACATGTAGCGTTCCATCTATCTTTGTGTTACCTATTAATGTGATTACAGGCGCGCCAGGAGCAACACCTCTTCCTTCGCTAGCATCAATCGTTACAGCTCCTTTTTCATCAATCAGTATACTAGTCCCCTTATTATGAGTCACCTTTATTCGGCTGGCGTTAAGCGTATTATCAAACTCAACAACATGCCCTCCTTCAGAACGATATACCTTATTATTATTTGGATTCGCCTGAGCTTCTGGTGGCATATCTA